ATCGTCGCAGAGTCCACGGGCTTAAACGCGATAGGGCGCCCGCCCTTATGGATGATCTCAAAACAGCACTGATCCAAGGTTAGAGAGTCGCGCACAATGGCGCGTAGAAAGCCTTCAAATGTCTGGTGGCCTACTATCCGCGAGTCGCCACATCGCAATAACCATTCTACGATAGTCTTGATCTCTGCGCGGTGCTCGTCGGTGAGCTCCTCGCTCTGATCCCGCAACCGGATCACAAAGCCTGCTGCGTGTCTATCGGGCTGTGGTCGCGCAAACTCCGCGACTTGAGAGACTCGCGTCTGAATGATACCGCTGATCAATGGTACGCGCGCGAGAGCTCTCAGCGTCGCGTAGCTGAGCGCGCCTTGCGTTCCCTGATGCGCGTCTCCTAATAACGCGCTCTGATAACTCAGATTATGGTCTGTGCTGTAGGGGTTGAGCTCATACGCTTGAGACTGGCCCGCCTTCCCTTTCACGAGATCAGTCATCTCCTCTATCGTGGCTTGTATGTCGCTCATGTTCCCTCGCTGTGATCTACTACTCTAAATCGACCTCCAAGGGCCGATAAATGAACTTGATTTTATCTATGGGTCTGAAGCATCTTACCACACCTTCCGCGCGGTTTTCAGTAGGCGTCTCACCGAAAGCGTTTCCTTCTACGGTCCACGCGCCCGAGAGATCCTCTTCGACCTTATCAATGATCGTGATGTGATCCCCCCAACGCTTACCGCTACTCGTCGCGATTACCATTATATCGCCCGCGCGCGCGTTCTCAAGCCCTTTGATCTCGCGCGGTGTGCCTCTGGCCCATTCCCTCAAGCGATAAGTCGATGGAAAGCTCTTCTTTCTGAGCTTCGGTAAAACAGAGATCCAACACCACGCCGCGAAGCATCCACACCAAGCAAACTTACGGTTTTTATAGCTCTTTTGCCAAGACCACCCCGCGCCCTCTTGGATATAGCGCTCTAAGATTGGGCCGTCATTGACCTCGCCTTCGGGCTCGATGATCTCTTCTCGCCACTGCTCAAGACCTCGCTCAAGCGCTTCTCTTCCCGCTTCCGCGCTCGCGTATTCGGTCGGGCGCTCCACATTGCGGTCTTTGTCGAGCTCTCTCATGAGCTTGGCGCGTTGCGCTCTTCTCTGGTCGTGTTCCATGATTATCTCACTTTATAAACTGATAAGTCGCGAAAGAGGCAGCGCACGCGCTGAGGCTGATCACTGCGCCGATCGCTGCGGGTTTGATTTGTGGACAAGTCTGCGTCGTACAGGTCGCTTTGAGCGCGTTAAGTGCGAGATCATGCTCTGCGATCAATGCTCTCACATGCACCTTAAGCTCTGTGTGTCTTTTGCGCTCTTCTGCGAGCTGCTTCTCTAACTCGTCGCGCTCCGCTCTGAGTTCTGCGAGTTCGCCTCGATTGCGCTTGAAGAGTGAGCGAGAGATCAAGACTCCCGCTTGTGGGGCCTGGCACCCTCTCGGCAGTCGCGCGGGCTCTTCGCTCAGTGTCTGCGGGCAAGGTGCGCTGATCTCCTCACCTGAGCTCTTGATCCATATTCCCGACGGCGCGGGGGTCAAGATCATGATGAGGCTTAAAAGTCCTGATCTAACCATGTCTCGGCCTCTCGCTCTCCACGCTCGCGCGCTGTGCTCTTGGTGTCTTTGAGCTCGCGCGCTTGTTTAGCCTCGCGCTCTTCGCTCTGTGTGATTTGTTCTTCGATCTGACGCTTACGCCTCTGGTGCGCTACGCCTGCCGCGCTCAACACTGCACCCGCGCCCGCTGTCTCTCGCCCGAAGAGCAGATAACAGAGGATTAAGGCGCCTATGATGATGAGCGCTTTTTTGTGTTGGCTCATCGGATATAGACTAAAATCAAATCATCTACACTCGGCGCGGTAGCTCCTCTACTCAGGGGAGCGATTAAACCGCAATCCTCAGCAGGGCCGACAATCGCGCGCCCCTGATCGTCACATGCAAGCCACCCACCATGATCAGGAATCGATGCGCCAGCGCGCGCCCACGTCGCACCCGCCAAGGTGACTTCTCCCCATCGCACACCTTGATCATCGACCGTTGTTTCTCGGCTTAACACTCCTAAGGGTGCATTGTCGGCAGAGGTGGCAGCTCGCCAAACGTTATTAGCGTCATGACAAACGAGGGTTCCTTTATTGATCTCAGCGTTCATTCGGACAGTCACAAACATATTATACCTCCAAGAATAGCATCTGACACGACTGTAATGTCGTCGCGTTTGGGAGTGCTACGCTCCCATTAATAGATAGGATCTCCCACATATATGTAGTGGATGCACTAGGGGTCACAATAAACATCAGATGATTAGAGCTTCGGCCATCACCGAGCTTTATCTTTGGGCCTAGATATTGGGAATTGGTCACGTCTTTGAGCCGAACTACAACATAAGCGCTAGCCGCTGATGGCTGAAGGGGGATATCCATCTTAAGCAGATAACTACCTGCGGCGAGCGTCCATTGATTTATCCATGTACCACCCTGAAATGTGATCTTAGATGCATCTGCATTAACAGTGGCGCTCGGATGACGCCAATAAAGACCGTCACCAACCACATAAGTATAGCCACCCCCCCAGCCTCCCCCGAGGACATACAACGAGCCGGCGACATCATAAGGCGCAGGTAGGTCAATAGCGCTAACAGTCGGCCCTGCTGACCAACCTAGCGCTTGATCATTAGATGGGCTCAGCGCCCCCACGTCGCTGAGATCACCGAGCGCTTGAGAGATTACCCCTGCTTCGCTCGGCTCCTCGGCGTTTAGTTTCATTATGTTATGGCTCATATCACACCTTAAGGATTGTCCACTGTGAGAACTCTGCCGGCGTATTGCCCTGATTCGCAACAGTGTCAGTACCAGACGCCACCACACATCTGATTTTATACGTGGTGCTCGAAGTCGGCGCGACTCTGAACTGAAGCACAGTAGGCGGGAAGTGATACGTGGCCGTATCAGCGCCGATCATCGCATACGACGATTGCTGAGTGTTGCCGGAATCGAACACAGCAAACCCGAAGTAACCAGTGCTTGAGAACTCACAACCAAAGCGAATCCACATAACATAGTCGCCGGCGGGAAGTGTGACAGATTCTACCCAGCTAGTTGAAGTGACATAGTTAAGTGTGGCCCCGCTGATGTTGTTGGTCGCTGAAGTATCATAAAAGAATACATCATCATTTGTCGTGATTGTCGTTGCGCCGGTGTTGCTGTAGGCGTTGCTCTCACCCCTGCCTATATTGATGACACCGCCCGTGGCAGAACTTGCCGGAGCGCTACCCCATGCACCCGCGTTATAAATCAGAACCTCGCCGGCGCTTGGTGAGCTCGCGTTTACGTCACTGAGGTCACCGAGCGCTTGAGAGACTACACCCGCCGCGCTCGGCTCCTGAGCGTTGACCTTGGTTGTATTATGACTCATTAGACAATCTCCCAACCGGTGGAACCATTACTGACCAGCGTGACCGCCGACCATTGAACGTCCATCGCAAATGTAGTGGCCCCATCCACAGTCTCAGAACTCGCACCGTCAATGGTCACTGTACCCGTTCCGATATTCTTGACCCTGATTTGATCACCCGCCGTGGTCCCGCTCACCGCAGGCAGAGTAATTGTAAATGTGCCGGTGCATGAGTAGTGGGTATCTTTAACCGCCGGAGCTGGATCAGCAGTGATGGCCGAGTACGTGAAACCGCCACCGCTTGGTAAGTTCGTCAACTGACTACCGTCTACAGCGGGAAGTCTGGCGCTTCCGTCAAGTTGAACAACATTACTCGCGCTCGTTCCTACGTCAAGCGCTGATGCTGTGCCAAGTGTTGGAGTGCCTGAAAGATCGCTATAAGCGCCCGTTGTCGCTACTGTAGCGAGCCCCGAAACTTGAGAGCTCGCGAGTGAGAGCGAGCTCACATTAGAGGGTACAAGCGCTTTATCTGTTGCTGTTCCCGCGCCTGCCTCTGTATTTGTCGCGATCTCGATCACCCCTGCGACTGTCTCGGAGGCTGCGCTTGCGCTTGGTAAGTTCGTTAACTGACTACCGTCTACAGCGGGAAGTCTGGCGCTTCCATCAAGTTGAACAACATTTGAAGCGCTTGTTCCTACGTCAAGCGCTGATGCTGTGCCAAGTGTTGGAGTGCCTGAAAGATCGCTATAAGCGCCCGTTGTCGCTACTGTAGCGAGCCCTAAGTCATTGTTAAATGAGCTCAACGCTACTGCGCTCAGCGCGGTGCTCACTGCGCGGTTGTTGCTGTCTCCGAGGAAGATTTTATCTTGGTTGAGATTCGGAGTCGCTGCGCTTCGGCCTGCGCCCCCTACCTTGATCACTCCGCTTGTAGCGTGAACTCGGATCACCCTTCCGATGTTCTGTACCTTGGCGCTCTCGCCTGCGGGGGCGGTCGCTGTTAGTGCGCCCGCTGTTGTGTCGATGTAGAGCGTGTCTCCGAGACTAAACGCTGATGTGTTCACCCCTTCAAGATTTCCAAATGTGATGATTAGGATCTCTGCACCCGCGTTTGCTGTCTCTCCCGCGAGACCTGCGCTTGGCATAGCTGCGGCGTCTGCGTCTGCTAGATTAACCTCTGGTACGTCTCCGCTTACTCCGCTGATGTAAACGGGTTGACCTTTCAGGATCTGCGCCCCTGAAGCGTTGGACGCCTTAAAGCACACTGCGCCGTCAAGATTACCGTAGATCTTATCGAAGCCCGCGCTCTCGGTTCCGAGATCATAGGCACCGTCTGTGTCTACCGTGATCGATGCGCTCAGAGAGGAGGTGATATAGCCTGAATCATTCGTGAGCTCACTGATATTATCACCTGATGCGAGCGCGCTTACGTCGGTTGCGGTGAGGTTTACCACGCCCGTCTGACTGTTCACACTCGTTACTGCGTCGGTGTTGTCGATAATGTCAAACATCGCTGACGTGATTGGGCTCGATGCGTCTTGGTTGAAAACTACATGGTCTCCAATATTGAGCACTTGAGCCGCGAGAGAGCCCGCTACGCCTACAATGTAAAAGTCGCCCTTGCTCGCTGTGGTGAGGTCAGGTGTCTGTAAGCTCGCGTCATATGATCCGCGATACACTAAACCGCCTGTGACTCCGCTTGCGCTCGCTGCGATGGCGTTCGCAGTCTTGAGCGGGGTCATCGCGGTTGTATCGTCGGTTCCTGCTAGACCTTCCGCGTTTGTTGCGATCCTCAGCTTGCCTTCGACGGTTTCGCTCGCGTCAGGGGTCGCTTGCACTGCACTATATAATGTTGCCATATCTCAGAGCCCTCTCGGCCAAGTGTTCACTGTGATTGTCTGTGTCGCGGGTGCGACGGGTACGCCCGCGAAAGCGATCTTGAGCGCGTCAAATACGGGCGCCTCGGGGCCTGCTAACATTACCGCGTCGCTCTCTGTCGCGCCTGCGATGTGCTCTATGAAAGCAGGCGCCCCGACGGGGCGATAGCTCACTGTATAGCTCCCTCCGCTTAGATCCTTCGCGCTCACTTGCACGTTTCGGTGTCCGTCGCTGAATCTCTGGCCCTCGTAAGAGCTCGGCTCAATGAGGATCTCTGCGCCACCTGTCGCGGTGAATGTATGTGTTTCTATCATTAGTGCTCTCCTGAGTAGCCAGGTAATAACTCACCCCATATTGTATCATGACTCGCGCGGGTGGCGTGATCTGAATATTGAGCGTGTGTCATATTTTCGTTGTCATCTCCACTAAATAGGCGCTCATCTGCTGTGCCTTGAATCTCCGTTCCACCAAAGTCCATCGTGTAAGTGAAGGCGCTCTTTCTCAGCCACGTCTCCGCGATCCATAGCGCCATGACAGTATCGTCGTGGCGCTCTTTGCCTAGGTTGTAGAGCTCATGAATCAACGGCTCTAAGCGCTCGCGATCGCTGTCTGTGGCGCTGGGTAAGATGATTTTGTCATTTTCAAATAAGACTGAGAGCGCGGGTACACCCTCCCAAGGGTCGGCCTTATTTCGCGCGTGTGTGATGTGTCCTTTAAGGGGTAGGTCTGAAGATCGTTGTAACCCTAAATAGTGCAGCTCACCGAAAGCGTTTTTTTCAACGGCTACAACGCGCGGGGGTCGCCTAAACTTCGCATATTCACCCTTCACTCTACCCTGTAGCTCAGTTGGGCTCATACCGCGCTTTCGGAAGATGTCTATTAGATATCGATCACCTGTCTTTGAGTCGCGGCCCCACGTAATGCCTACGGTGTAGTCCGTGTCGCGTTCCTCAGCTCCGCGCGCGTCTGTTACTAAACTAAAATCCCAACCTTGTACTAGATCGTCTACCTCTGGTGGGATGGTGCCTAGTCGATAGCGCTTCCCTCGCTCCATTGCGCGCTCTAGCCATTCCATCTTGAAGGCCGCTGAGCTCTCATCTTGTACTTCGTTCTGAAACTCGCGAGAGAAGAGCCTTGAACCTACAGCGCGACGCTCTAGTAACAGATAATCAAGCGGGCGCTCTTCGGGCCACAAGCATGACCCCCCCTCGATGTCTACGCCCGTGATGATCTCGCGCCCGTTCTCGTCGGTGTCTGTCACAAATGAATATCTCTCAGGCCACTCTGGAATCGCCTTATCATGCATGACTCGATAAGTAGGGTCATTGATCAGGTGAGAGAAGAGATCATCGTGGTGTTTGCGTGTACCGATAACCAAGATCGATCCACCTCGCGAGAGCATCGGCGCGACCGTACCGCGCCACCATTCGCGCGTCTTCGCCCGCACGCCTGCGGTGTAGGTGTTTCTGTCATCCTGTATGTCATCGCAAATGATCAAGTCAAAGTGCCCACCCGTCACTGATCCTCCCGCGCCTATCACCTCTAAAGAAGCATCTACGCTCTGTCGGGATCGGTTGAGATAGATTAGATTGTTGGTCCATTTGCTCCCCTCGGCCTGAAAAGGTGGCGCTCCGTCTAGGGGATCGCTCGCCCAATCTTCAAGGATTCTTGAGCTCTGTAGTAGGCTGCTCACGCGCCTCATACGCTTCTCAGCCTGCCCTTGTGACTCGCTGATCCATAAGATACGAATATCCCTATCAAGGCATAGCGCGCGCGTCGCGTAAGTGATGGCCGCCTCCGTTTTGCCGTGGTCGCGGGGCGCAAGTATCAGAGTTTTGGCTTTGACGCCCGTGTCTTTAGCTCTGACCGTGGCGCCCTCCATCGTGTCTAACCATCTGTCGCGATGATCAGCGCGCCTCATTCCGCAATAGTAGGCGTCAAAGAACTGAGGGCTGGCTGCGCTCAATATCCTGCGCCCGCGCGGGGTCGCTAGTAGCTGTTGAGTGTCCATTGATCACCCCTCTTTGTGCTGTCTCCATAGATCCGCGTCGGCGGTCTTCTGAGTCTTGCCACCTGTCGCGAAAGAATAAACACGCGCGCGGCTCCACGCGACCTGAGAGGCGCCGGGGCGGTGGCCCGTTGCCCACGCTGCCGCGCCTCGCTCATGTACCTTCTGAATGATGGATCTCTTGATCCCTGTCAACTTGGCCACGGTGCTTATAAACTCCTCGGCGCTGTTACCCTTCATCTCATCGCGTGTGTCTTTCGCTAGCTGGGTGCGCGAGTATTTGCTCGGGCGTGT